CTCGATCAGTATCAGGCGGCGGCCATCGTCTGCTGGGGTCCCGAGCTCTTCACCCCAGAACCTCATTGCACCAGACTGGTCTGGAACGGACTGCGCAGTCACGCCAAGAACCTGATCATGGGTGGAGGTTCTCTCTCCAAGTCATACTCTGGTGCCGTGTTCTTCGGTCTTGATTTTCTCCGCGATCCCGAGTGGACCTGCATCAAGGTCATGTCAGTCACCCGGCAGCACGCCGTCACCAACGTCTTTGCCCACCTCAAGAATCTGCTCGCCAATGTCATCGTGCCCGTTCCCAATCTGTCGATCAAGGCCGAGTCTGTGAGGGTCAACAACGACGACAAGCAGGGAATCCATCTCACCTCGATCCCGATGGGTGACGATGGCAAGGGACGACTCCGTGGCTTTCACCCGGTTCCTCGCCCGACTCCACACCCGAGGTTTGGAAGACTCAGTCGCATCGCCCTGATTCTCGACGAGGCAGAGGAGATCCCCGAGGGCGTGTGGGAGGACGTGAACAACGTGCTCCTGACAGAAGAGGCAGACAACAGTCACGTCAGAGTCTTTGCCGCCACCAACCCCAAGGACAGGAACAGCAAGTTTGGAGTGCTCGCAGAGCCTCGCAAGGGATGGGCATCAATCGACATCGACATCGATGAGACCTGGGAGTCGAACCGCGGCTACAACGTCATCCGACTCGACGGCGCCAAGTGCGAGAACGTCACAGAAAAAAGGGTCGTCTATCCTGGCCTGCAGACCTGGGAGGGATTCGAGCGGCTTCTCAAGCTCGGCACAGACAACCCTGAGTATTTCACGATGGCCCGGGGATGGTTTCCTGAGTCGTCTGCGTCTGTCGTCATTGTCAATGAGTCGATGTTTGAGAGGGCCAAGGGTCTCTACACGTTCTCAGGACCGACGACGATGGCGGCCGGGATCGACCTCGCCTTCGAGGGCAACGACATGGCATTTTTTACTGCGGCTCGGTTCGGCGTCGCGACAGGATGGACTGACATGCAGGGAAACTTCCAGAGATTCAAGACAGAACGCCGAGTCATCCAGGTCGAGCAGCAGATCAGTCTCGAGAAGAAGGACACGATCGAGCAGACGAGGGCGATCATCAGACTCAGCAACGACATGGGAGTGAAGCCCAGGTGGCTCGCGGTCGACAGGACTGGCAACGGGACCGGCGTCCACGATGCCCTCAGGTCGATGTTCGGGCCAGACGTCTTCGGCGTCATGTTCAGCTGGGCGGCCTCTGACACGCGCATTCTTGAGGATGACTCAGAGACGTGTTCTGAGCGCTACAACGACGTCGTCACAGAGATGGAGTTCAGCGTCCGCAAGTTCATCGAGACTGATCTCCTCAAGCTCAACCCGGGAATCAACTGGAACTCGCTCGGCCGCGAGACAGTCACTCGCCGCTACATGCAGGTCGGCCGCGGAGTCCTGCGTCTCGAGCCGAAGAAGGACTTCAAGAAAAGGCACAACGACGTCTCGCCTGACCGCTTCGACAGTCTGCTCGTCGCAGTCCATGCCATCCGCATGAACGGCGGAATCTCTGGCAGGATGGTCGAGGAATCCTCGATGCCAAAGAGACGGCCAGAGAGGATCGAACATGGAATCGTCGACAACCTTGAGTTCATCGACATGTCGACTGACTAGACCAATGAGCGTGATCGAATCCATGGTGATGCCCGGCGGCTGGCACAAGCCGGAGAAGGACCGTCTCGGCCGCGACATGCCAGAGCCCATTCGTGCCCCGACCTACCAGGGACTCATCGATGCCGTGATCAAGTTCAGGGCAGACAACGTGATTCCGATCGGAGACGTGAGGGCAGAGGTCGATCAATACATCTGCACGACGTTTCCTCGCATGTGCCACCAGTTCGAAGGAGTGGCCAGGATCGAGATACAGCATTCCGTGTCTCCGATCAGGACACTGACTGACGACATGATCCAGACGATGGACCGGCAGCTGCAGCACCACTCGACTGAAGAACTTGAACTCAAGCAGGAGGCGCAGCGCAGGGCAGACATCTGTGCCGGCTGTCGCTACAACGTCAGGTGGAACAGCAACTGCGGATCCTGCGTCGAGGCCGTGAACCGCATGTCGGCCATTCTCAGGGCTGGACAGACTGTCGTCCACGAGCGCGAACTCCGCGCCTGCCAGATCCTTCGCCACGAGAACCGGTCGGCAGTCTGGCTCAGGATGGAAAAGATCGGCACGAGTCCAGACCTGCCGGGTTACTGCTGGGCCAGGAGATGAGATGCGAGAGGTGCAGGATGAAGATCACGTCGACAGGAATCAAGAACTTTGCGGGAGCGGTCGGTCGGGCCGCAGACCGTGTCGCTCGCAGAGAGATCCTGCTTGTCGACAGTTCTACGAAGAAAAAAAGACTGTCTGTCTGCCATGAGTGCGAGTATCGGTCTGACATGCAATGCTCGGTCTGTGAGTGCTTCATTCTCGCCAAGACCATGCTCGCTTCTGAATCCTGTCCAAAGGGAAAATGGTAAACAATGCCAAACGACGCCTCAACAGCCGACATAGTCGATCCGCAGACTGGACAGGTCCTTCCGGCAGTCCTGACCTTCGATCAGGCCTATCAGACTTTCAAAAACTTCACGCAGGACAACCGCGAGCGCAACAACAAGAACGCGGCAATCGCGCGCAAGATCAACGGCGAGCAGCCATGGAATCCGCGCAAGCTGCGCGCCGCGGGGCAGTCATGGCGGAGCAATCGTCCCACGGGATTCATGTCGTCTCTGATCAAGAGACTGACTCCTCCATATCGGCAGGTGGTCGACCAGCTCCCCCTCCTGACCTACAGCCGCTTTCCGAGCGAGGCCTCCGGCACCGAAGCCTTGGTGGATATTTTCCGCAGGGAAATCACGGACTGTATTCGCAGGTGGACGGGGTGGCCTGACTTTCTCTCCCAGCTCATCGACGAGAATCTGACCTACGGCTACGCGGCAGTCGGCCGCGAGGATGAGTTCACCTGGAAGCCGAAGATGCACAGGTCTGACGAGGCCCTGTTCTATGTCGGCTGTCCCCAGGAGGCACATCGAGTCAAGATCTGGGGCCTGAAAGAGGACTTCTTTGTCGACGACATCACCGAGACGATCAAGGATCCCGAGATCGCGTCGATGGCCGGATGGCGCGTCGAGAACCTGATCAAGAAGCTCAACACCTCGACCAAGCAGTTCGAGGACAGGGCAAACACCGAGAACGAGCGAGTCTACGAGGACCTCATCCGCGAGAACAATCTTGCCAGCAGTTTCACATCATCGATCCGTGTCGTCAAGGCAGGTCACATCTTCGCGACCAACCCCGCCGGCGGGATCGACCACTACATCTTTGACCGCGAGGACGGAGTTCCTCTCTTCTTCCGCAGGGCGCGGTATGACAGGATGGAGCAGTGTCTCAGTCTGTTCTCGGCCGAGGTCGGCGATCGCACGCTCCACGGCTCGAAGGGAGCAGGCCGCGCTCTCTACAACACGCATGTCTCTGCCGAGCAGGCGCGCAACCTCATCCAGGACGCCCTGCATCTCTCTGGTCTGATGGTCCTGCGCAGGACGTCGAAGGCCGGCATGGGATCAGTCGAGACCCCGAGTCTGACGGTCAACCACCCGTTCGCGATCGTGGGCGAGGGCTACGAGGTCCTCGAAAAGGTGAACTTTGAGATCAACTCAGAGGCGTTCTTTGCCCTCGACCGGCACGCGACGATGCAGGCCGAGATCGCGATCGGCGCCTTCATGCCCGGTCAGATTCTCGATCAGAAGGGAGAGCGGCGCACGGCATCGGAGGTGAACTACACCGCCTCGATCGACGCACAGATCCGCGCAGGAATGCTCTCTCGCTTCGCAGACCAGATGTTCGCGCTCATCGATCAGCTGCAGCGCCGCATCTGCCGTCCAGACGTTCTTCAGTTTGCCAATCAGATCGTGATCGACATGAGGGCCACGGGACTCACTCCGATCTTCGACCAGGAGGCGTTTGCCGCCCTCGAGGCCGTCGGCGAGTCCGAGATGTTCATGTTCGTCGATGTTCCAAGATCTCTCGACGCCGATGCGATCGAGGCCGTGATCAAGATGATGGAGAAGGGACTGACGGCATCCCAGATCGCGCTGCTCGCCAATTCTTCTAGCCGCGCGAACGTCGAGGACGCGATCGCCTCTCAGTCCGGAATCCTCGACATGATCGTTGCCCGTTATTCAGCAGATCCGACAATCGACACGGTCGAGCTCAAGCGCCGCGACATCGCCTCGAAGCTCGGAGGATCGACGGCAGAGCGTCTCCTCAACGTCGACCTCAGTCCGCTGTCTGCCCTCAAGCAGCACCGTCAGCAGCTTCTCGAGCTCACGACTCTTCTCAATGGGACTCCCGTTCCCGTCGATCCCACCGACGACGACATGGTCCATCTCAACACGATCATGAGCAGACTCGCTCCTCTGTTGACGTCTGAGATTCCTCTAGAGTCGTCTGCAAGTCTTCTCCAGGCGGCACTCCAGCATGCCGACGAGCACGTGCAGTCCGCCACCCAGAAGGGCGTCAAGCCCGCCATGCTCTCTGAGATCGTTGGAATTCTTGAGGAGGCCAAGCAATTGCTCGCTGCTCCGACAACCGAGTCGCTCGCGGCCGGTGCCGTCGCTCCCGCGACCGCTCCCGGTGCCGCTCCCGTCACCAACATTGAACAGATTCCCGCCTCTCCTGAGGTCGCTCCCGTGACAGTCGCGGGCGGTCCCCAGGCAACCATCGCCGCGGCCTCGGCACCGCCCAGGCCAACACCTCCCGCAGGAGCATGAGTTTATCGGCATGGTCACCAGAGGACGCGACGTCTCTTCGCGAGTTCTTCAGACGAGTTCCGCGTGAGCGCATCGCCGAGATGATGAGGTCGCTGTGTCCGGCAGTCGTTGATGCCGAGACAGTCCTCAAGAACGACGCCGAGGCAGTGGCTCGAGTGGCGGCCATGCGAGCCGGCTGGGATGACTATGAGAGAAGTTTCTTTGCCCTCGCAGACGTTCAGCGTCGCGAGAATCCCAACCCCGAATACAGAGACATGACATGAGAGACTCAGACAAGGTGAAGAGTGCCGCCGCAGGACTCTACGCGAACATTCACGCGAAGCGACGCCGGATCAAGGCCGGATCTGGAGAGCGCATGAGAAAGCCCGGGTCAAAGAATGCCCCGTCTGCCAAGGATTTCCGCAGGTCTGCAAGGACTGCAAAAAAGAAATAAGATTATGCCAGCAGAAAAACCAGTGACCAGCGAGGGCGTGCCCCAGGACCTTGATCTTGGACACGTCGAACCACCCACACAGGACAACATGAACAGCCTCGACGAGGCGATGAAGGCCGCCGGAATCTTTGATCCGGGTGAGGAGATGCCCGAGACCGCTCCGGCAGATCCGGCGATCGCCGAAAAGCCAGCGGACGAGCAGCCGCCGGCTGGTGACGAGAAGCCGCCCGATGCCCAGTCTGAGGAACAGCAGCCCCTGACCGAGCAGAAGCCGCCCGAGCCCACGTCTGATCCAGACTCAATCGATCTCGACGCGATCTCGGCACCGGCGGACATCAGTCCTCGCAACCTCGTCAACTTTGACAAGCTCAGAGAGGTCGCGAAGCACTTCAAGGCGCAGGCCGCCCAGGTTCCAGAGCTTGCAAGACAGCTGGACGAGATCCGCAGGTCTCAGTCGCAGCTTCCTGCAGACGTGATGAACGAGCTCAACGAGCTCCGCGCGATGCGGAAGATCTTCGACACCGAGAACGATCCCGAGTTCAAGAAGCAGTTCGATGAGCGCCTGCAGAATCTCGACGACGACGTGCTCGCGATTCTTCGCAAGAACGGCCTGCCAGAGGAGACTGAAAAGAATCTTCGCCAGCTCGGTCTTGACAAGGTCTCTCCCAAGTGGTGGGAAGACTCTGTCCTCAACAAGCTCTCGTTCGTCGACCAGGAGCGGATTCGCAAGCGTCTTGCAGAGCGCGCCGACGTGTCCGAGAACAGGTCTCGGGCCATCACAGAGTTCCAGTCGAACCGTGAGGCATACATCCAGCAGATGCAGCAACAGCAGGCACAGCAGTATGAGCAGGCAGAGCAGCAGATCTTTCAGCACGTCGACCAGATGACCGAGAAGGTGCCGTGGGCCAGATACCAGGAGATCCCTCCGAACGCCAGGCCAGAGGATGTCAAGAAGATCGAGGAGCACAACAAGTCTGTCGCCGAGCTCGAGTCGCGCTTCCGTGAGGCCCTGTATCCCTCGACTCCGCAGTCGCGGGCAGAGGTGGCGGCAGCCGCCGTCGCCAGTGTCAAGCTCGCCGAGTCTGTCACGGATCTCTCTGCGCGGCTCCAGGCGGCAAACGACCGCGCCGAGAAGGCAGAGAAGGCGCTCGAGGCCGTGAAAAACGCGGGCAAGGCCCCGTCGGCACGCCAGGGAGGCCGCAAGCCGGCCACCGAGGCGCCAGACCCCAACAAGATGTCTGACGAGGATGCCATCGAGGTCGGTCTCATGGCGGCCGAGTCTGCCATGTCATGAGCCACACCGGTCGAATCGAGGGTCTTGATCCAGACGATCTCGACCTCGGACCGACGACGGTCATTCAGACGCCGGGACCTCCGCTCGGATGGAAGCAGGAGCCCGAGTGGCTCGGCCGTGACCTGTTCGTTGGCTTTCCGTGCTACAAGCAGACCAATCCAGCCACTGCCTGGTGTCTCGTCGCGCTCGCTCTAGATCTCGGCAAGGACCGAGTCAGGTTCGACATGCAGGTCGGAGACGCGATGATCTACCATGCCAGGAACGAGCTGGCGATGAAGTTCCTCGCCACGCCCGCCCAGTGGCTCCTGTTTATAG